TTGGGTATACGCCCAACCCAGAAGACGGTAGTCCAATCCTTGCGCCGAATCGGTTGATGGTGCCAACAGGATCACCTGCTGTCCGTAGAAATATGTATGGCAATATGTCGCCAGGACAATACACGCAAATTCTCGCCAGCATTCGCAACGAATCTTCCGCAGGAAACAAAGTTGTTAGCCGTGGACGCGGACGAAATCGAACTGCTGGGCGTTATTTTTATATTTCTCAAGAAATGCTGGATGATCAATACAGGAACATTAAATCAAGACGACCTGGCATCTTTTTGTCCAGCAATGGACGCCTTAACAAAGTTCTCACGGAAACAGGGTTGCCTACTTACACTGGCAAATTTCCCTTCAAAGACATTGCTCTTACAACTGCTACCGCAGAATTCAACAGAACCTTTTCGCGACTTGTCTTACGTTGAAGTTCTTGCAAGGTGTCGGTTTAAAAAGCCAAGTTCTTGCGGGAGGTCGGTTTATCCAAAAACATCAAAGTTCTTGCAAGGGGTCGGTTTAGGGCGTTTTTTGTACCGAGACCAAGGTGGTTTAGCGTATTTTTGACCGCTGTTATTCGGGTTGAAATTTGGCCTTTTTCTCGGGGTGGGTAGTACTCCTGTACTACTGATAATGAAAATCATTCTCAGCGCGGCAAGGCGGCCAAGATCCTGAGAATGAAAATCATTCTCACGCCGCCACACGGTCACCCGGAATCATTGCAACTGCGAATCATTCGCAATAACGCAAGGCGCACGCGTCCCAGGTGAGAATCGCCGCGAGACCGAGAGCGGCTCTCCTTATATATGGGTCGCAATGGCGCAACCGTTTGCCTAGGTGCAGCCCATACCGTCGCCCGGTGCCGCTGTGCCAGACAATGCGCCAAACCGCCAAACCGGCGCACGGTGCCGCATGCTGTGACAATTGCCAAACCGCCCCAACTTTCAGCACGGACCCGTTGCCGCCTATGGGTAGGCGTTATGATTGCTGCATCGCCCGGATCCAATCGCTCACCGGGCGACCCCAGAAAAATGACCCTTACCGCTTTGCTGTGGCTGCTGCTGCCCTTGCTGGCTGTGGTTGCCCTGATTGATCTGGCCACAATGAGCCAAGCCCGCCGTGTCCGTTTGCTGCGCACCGCCGGCCTATCGCAATCGGCCATTGCTGCCCGTCTCGGCTGTAGCCGTTACCGCGTCCGCGTCGCCCTTGCTGTCGCATGATCGGTCCCATCCTTCCCGGTGAATCCGTCGCCGCTATCCGTTCCGTTCCCTCACCCGTTACCACCCCCACCGCCCTGCCATGCCTCTCACAGAATCCCAAGTTGAAACCGTCGCCGCTGAAATTGCAAAGTGTGACCGGCTGCTGGCCAAGCTGTGGGCAGATGATGCCCGGCAAACCGTGCTGATGCGTCGCCGTTCGCTGTTGCGATTGCTTCACGATGTGCCGCTAGTTGCGCAATTGCCTATTGACTGGCAACCGCCAGCTCACCCGGAAGTTGCCAACCTGCCGCGTGAGTTCCATTGAATTCCAGACTCTGGCCATCTGCCGCCGATGAATTCGAACTGCAGGATGGCGACTTCATGGCCGCTCACCCTGAATTGCCTGATGGCTGGCTGCCCGATCCTGAAGACGTGGCGCCATGGTGGCATCGCGATCAGGAATTCTGATCAATCGCCCGATTGCCCACCTACTGCTAGGTGGTATCATTTCAGCAGGGCAGCATCCTGCCCAGTCCAATCGCAACCCCGAATCATGCCAACGCTCTCACCTGCTGAGATTGAGTCGCGCTCGCTTGCCCTGCTGGACTCTTTCAGTGTTCTTCACTTCACAGCCCCCAACGATCGCAACGGCAACCCCCGCCGCCTATGGGCAGTGTTCACACCGGCTGGCCAGTTAGTCGCCGCTTATGACGAAGGCTACGAAGGCAGCCAAGCCGTTCCCGTTGCAATCCGTCACAAGGCGGCCACGTGCTACGCCGTCCCGGTCGCCGTTTCCACCTATTCGGCCATCCTGCGGCATGCTCGCCAGTTGATGGCCTGACACAATCGCCCGCCATCGTGCGGGCTTTTTTTATCCCCAATCGCAACCCACACAATGGCCAAGCTTTCAGACTTGCGCTTTCATCTGACACGCGTCAGCAGCAACGTTAAAACCGGACCGATCCCGGTATCAACCAGCAGCAAGGCAACCTGCCCCGCGTCTTGCCCGTTTGCTGGTAACGGTTGCTATGCAGAATCGGGACCGCTTGCCCTGCACTGGGCAGCCGTAACCCGTGGCGAGCGTGGCCAGCCGTTGCGGGAATTCATGGCAGCCATTGCCGCCCTTCCTATCGGTCAACTGTGGCGCCATGGGCAGGCGGGTGACTTCCCGCACACTGCAGGGAGAATCAGCCGCCGATACCTGCGGGCGATCATCGCCGCAAACCGTGGCCGCAATGGTTACACGTACACGCACCACAGCTTGGCCATTGGCGAGAATGCATCGCTCATCCGTTCGGCCAATCGCAACGGGTTTACCGTTAACGTCTCAACCGAAAGCATGGCCGCTGCTGATTCAGCCATCGCCGCCGGTTTGCCCGCCGTGCTAGCTGTGCCATCGGACGAACGCGGGACATCATGGCGAACGCCAGCCGGTAACCGCGTTGTTGTTTGCCCTGCGCAGCGGAGCGACACTACGACATGCGCCGATTGCAAGCTGTGCCACAAGCGGCCGCGAAACCTGATAATCGCCTTCATTGCGCACGGCACAGGCAAGCGCAAGGCAAGCGCCGCAATTGCAGCCAAGGGAGCCGAATCATGACGCAAACCGTGAACCGATACACCCGAGCCGGTCGTGATGGCCGAATGATTGCCTGCCCACACTGCGGCACAGTTGCCACGGTCTACCATTTCGCATGGTGCGCCATCACATGCAGCGGCTGCCATCGCATGGTGGACAAAACCGACTGGCTGATCAAAACCGACTAACTCCGCCACACAATCCGCCACCATCGCCCGGCCATCGCGCCGGGTTTTTTATTGTCGATCCTTGCTGAGAATGCGTCGCAATTGCAATGACCCTATGGGCAACCGTGGCTGGTGAGAATGAGAATCAATCGCAGGAATTGGCGGGAATGAGAACCGTTCTCACGTTGAGACAAGAATGAGAATGATTCTCAATTGCGGGTCCTTCCTGCACCCTGCGGCACAGGTAATTTCGAACCCCTTTCTACAGCTAGCGGTAGGGGTATGCGTGTCGCAGCATTCCCACATGAGACGCACTTAAGACGCCAAAACGCAAAAGTTGACCATTATATGCGCCAGAATCGTTACGCGGCACTATTTCGCTTAAAACGGCGCTATCCGTCTTAAATTGCCCGTATGCAGGTCTGCAACACCAAGGAACTGGCTGAGGAGCTGGGCATCACGCAAGCCCGGATCAGTCAGATGAAGAGCCAAGGGCGGTTTGACGGCTGCTTCGCGGTGAACAGGAACAAGATCGAGTGGGACAAGGAGGCGGCGGTCAAGGCGTACAGGGAAGGCAACCCGTTGGCCAGCGTGAGTCCCACGCGTCGCAAATCAGAAGACCTTGAGATTCCGACATTCAATGAAAGTCGTGCGAAGTCTGAGCATTTTCGTGCGGAGCTTGCTCGCTTGGATCTGGAGGTCAAAGAGGACCAACTCGTGGAAGTTGCTCGTGTACAGCGGGAGGCTTTCACTGCTGCTCGTGCTGTACGGGATGCTTTGGGTAATATTCCTGATCGCGTTAGCAACCAGTTGGCTGCGGAGTCGGATCCTGTTGTCATCCACCAGACGTTGACCGAGGAGATTCGCAAAGCGTTGGAGACGTTGACCGATGCGTGACGGAGCATTGCTGTATCGGCAGGCATTTCGCGATGGCCTTCGCCCTGACCCTGATCTGTCTGTGAGTCAGTGGGCGGATCTGTACCGGATGTTGTCCAACAAGGCCAGCGCCGAGCCGGGACCGTGGCGGACGGAAAGGACTCCTTACCTCAAGGAGATCATGGACTGCATGTCTGCCAACTCCGCCGTTCAGAAGGTGGTGTTCATGGCTGGTGCGCAGCTTGGCAAGA